AACACTCGCCCCTTACGATCATCCTTGTCGGGTAGCGTAAGGTCTACAGATACAGCATCCCGTACCGGGGCAACCATTGCCCTATCTAACCGTTCTTCATGGCTAGCCAGTATCATCGTTAGTGTGTCGAAATCGTTTTCTAGGGAAGCCGCTGTTATGTTACCGCCGCTTGTATATACACTACTTCGGCTAAGAGGTAGGTCGCTAAAGACACTAACAACCGCATTGTTAGCCGGGGTATGGTCAGATGGACTAGTTCTAAACACCACCTTGCCCGTACCGTCAGCGTTCAACCCAATAGAGTTAGCTGACGTTTTTATATCGTAGTGGGTGCTTTCAGTCTTAAGAGTACCGTCAACATCTACCTTTATTTCCGAAGTATTATTGACTTGGAAACTAAAACTAAATTCTGTTGTCGAGCCGTTAGCTGTAAACTGCGCCCGTCTTGTTTGGTCCGTTATACTAAACGTAGCCATTTACCACACCTCACTATTGGTATTTGTACACTAATCAAACACATTTGTCATCATATCATTGTCATCTTGCTTTAAGTGCTGAAGACTTGGGGTTTCTTTAATTAACCTTTTTCTTGCTCCCTGACGCCTATTTGTAATTATACTATTTAAAGCATCAAACCTGTCTTCGTCTGTCGGCAATGAAAAGTAATCACTTTCTGAATTTGTTATTTCATCTCGTAAAGCGTTAAGCAATGTATCATCTGGGTCAAAGCCAACCTCGCCTAAAACACGACCCTCACTATCAACCTCATTAACAAACCTGACAAACTGATTAAACTCATTACTATTTAACAGGACTTGCTCAACTCTTTGACTATGAAAACTAAGAGAGCCAGCACCTATTTCACTTAATCTGATAAGCTCTTTATCCACATCACTATACCCGCCTTGCTGTACCCTAAAAGGACTTAATGACTCACCCAAAGTTCCTTTGCCTTGCGTTCTAGGGTTACCCCAAAAGTTAAGACCAACAGGCAAATCATCACTTGTATATGGATTTCTAGACTTTGCTTTATTCAATGCAATGTAGAAGCCCTGAAGAAACGCTGGCACTTCAGTCATCAGTTCCCCGGTTAAAGGGTCTGTACCTTCTCCCAACATTGTATTGCTAGCTAGTGGGTTGTGCATCCTTTCCATTAATGCGCTAAAAGCTGATTGACTTATCAAATTATATTTACCATCGCTTAGTGTATTAACGGCGTAACTTGGCAAACCAAAGGTTGCCCGGTCAATATTTCCGACAACGTTTGTTCCTACGTTGCCAACTTGTGCGCCCGTCCATTTAGCCATTCGTTTAATAAAGTCTTCTTTTGTTTGGAACTGCCCACCAGCAGCGGCTTGAAACTCTGCAACCCCTTGTAAAAATGGCATATTAGTAGCGTAGTCAGAAACCGCTAAAACATAATTTTTAATAATATCATCATAGTCTTTAGGGTCTAATAACGAAATATCTTCTTCGTGATACTTAGAATATTGAGCCAAATCTGCGCCCATAATTAGCAAAGCTGACATTGGATCTAAACGACTAAAGGTTGTATACTCATAAGTGCCATCATCTTGTTTTATACCAATAGAGTAGGGCGGCACGTTAGCGGCACCCATAACATTTATATTGGTGCTAAAATTTTGTGGACCACTACCGTTGATAACAATCTCATCACCATAGTCTCCATTAGCTATACCAAACATAGTCATCGCTATAGTGTTGCCTAGAGCAAGTTTAGCAAGAGCATCATCTAACTCAGGTCCAGAACCTTTTTTCACAGCGTTGTAAACGGAGTAGATATTTAAAGTTCTGTCAAACGCTTCCTTCACGATATTTGTTGGTGTGTTTACAAATGGCACAACTGGTTTAAGATATGGTATATTTACACCTTTAGCTACATACCCAAACACACCCTCCGGCGTTCCTTGAAACGTCATTTTTCGAGCTTCAGTTTTCATCATTTCTTTAAGACTATCCGAAGGATTTATCATAACATCGCTATATTTATCTTGCGCCATTTGTTTAGCGGTTGCTCTATCAATACCGCTTCTTCTAGCCATTGTATAAGCTATCTGTGACTCTCGGTGCGCTTCTCGGTAAAGCACACGCCGCATAGAAACGACCTTAAAATATTCATCCTCAGACGCTAAAAGGCGACCCGGTATTCTTGTGGCTATACCTAATGTATCAACAGAGGCTTTAAAAAAGTCTCCTTGTGCCATTGCTTCATAAACATCAGCAACATTGTCTGAGCTACCTAAAGCCCGCCTATTTTTCAAATCAATCTTAGAAACAAGGTCACCACCTTCGCCCGTAACAAAGGTTTTAGCCATAAGCAAAAGAGCATCTTTCTGAGCCATCATCATGCCGTGCATCTCGGCGGCTGCTTCGCCTACATATCTTTGGTCGCCAACCTCACCACGCAAACCGCCTAACGTTCTAATATTACCTATTGTTCCAGCAAGACCACGCTCTGCTAAAGAAAGGAATTGAAAACTAGCGTTACCCGCCATGTTGACTATGTGCGTTGTTGGTGAGCTTAATAGGGCATTAATATAGTTTTCCATAGCAATATCATAAGTTTTTGCTAAGAAACCTTGCTCGGCATACTTGGCTCTAGCCAATGGGCTATTCATTTGTAAGAAAGCCTCAAGGTGATAATCAATCATTCCTTCGTCAGCTTCATTAACCCACTGGTCTAAACCTTCTGAAATTTCTTGCAAATTAAAATCTTGTAGCTTGCTTACGTTTCTTACTACAGCCATACCTCTAGCAAACTCAGAAACATTGCCAGACACTTGTGCCGCTAGGTTAGATTGCACAGTTGCCATTATCTGAAGTTTTTTAAACTCTGCCTTTCGAACCTCTACGTCAGTGCTATTTTTAGCTTTTAATGCTGTATGCTGTAACTCTTTACCAAGTTTTATAAATGCAACTATACCAGTAAGAACGTCATCCGGCGGCAACACTTCGCCCGGTTTTCTTTTTAACAATTTATATGCAGCATCTTGAAAACCAGATTGATTTAAAAGTTCTTCCATACTTTTTTTGTCACGACGTAAGTGCTTAAACAGTTCTTTATTGTTGTTTTTAATATTTGTAAGAACTGTTTCTATATTGAAATCATCTGCATTTTCAGCAAAAATTTCACCAATTCGACCAAGGTTTAAGCCACCTTTAAAACCACCAGCTTCAAGCGTGGCGTTAAGAGCTTCAACATCTGAGTCATCCATCCCTTTTATAATTAACGAACCACCGGGTCCGGGTGTAATATCATCAGTAGGGGTTAAGCCACCAAACGATTTTTCTTCAGCTTGGTCTATCTGATTTTTAAAAAATGCTTTTAAGCCTTGTGCAAGATTTGCCATTAGTTTGCTTCCTGTCCTTTTAGACTTAACAGTTTGTTACGAATTATTTCAACCGCACCACCATTTTCTTTTACAGTTTTAAAACCTTGCAATATCAATGGGTAAGCGTCTATTGGTAATGTAAGGCCAGCACCTTCTATTGATTGTTTCATTCTCGCAGTTAATCGCTCTTCAGCAGATGCTTCCTTATCAACTTTACTATCTAGGAAATCAAGAACTGCACCCTCTAATCCAAACTCTTTTAGAAGCGTAGAAAGATTACCTTCTTCCGGGTCAAACAGTGCGTCAGCAAAACCGCCTCTAAGCATTGTGTTGACGTATCCCGCACCGCGAATAGGGGCGGCAACCATACCCGCACCAAACTGAACTAGGCTTCTAGCCATAGCCTCAACCGGGCTATCACCTTGCGGAACTTTAACGCCAAGCTCTTCAAGCCCAGCATCAAATAATTCGTCTAATCTAGGAGCATTTTCTACCTTTTCGCGTGAATACTCTAGGCCATTCGGCCCCATAGTAATGTAACCAAGGCCACCTATCTTATTGTCAATAGCCGTACCTATATCATCGGCTAGACCGACTACACCCGTTACCGCATCTTGTACGCCCCCGGCAACCGCACGACCCGCCGCTTTAGCTGTATCCAAAACGTCAGAACCCGTAAAACCAAATAAGTCTTCACCAGTTTGTTCGGGTGCAGTCATGCCGCCCATCATGTTAGCAAAAGTATTGTCAGGCTCTACAACAACACCATCATCACTAAAACGAATATCATAAGTTACAGCGTTTCGTGTTTGGTGTGACTGTCTTCTAGCTTCTAATAAATTCATTGCCCTAATGCTTTCTTAATACCGTTAATATGTGTATCTATTAACTTGATAACTTCAGGTACTTTTTTCAGACCTCTACGCAACTGGGTTGGATATGCGCTCACACCCTGACTGAGAACATCACTTCTTAGCTGCTCTAAATAAGTTAAACCACTTTGCAATGTGGATAAGTCTGCATCAGTGTAAAGCTTGTATGGCTTGAGTACATTGAGGCCAGCTTCTTTTTGCATTGCATTAAATGCTTCGTCAAACTCTTCATTAACATTAGCAATGAGTAAATCCACTTCAGCTATTGCATCTATATCTTTACCTTGTCTTGTTGCTGTTGTTATTTTTTCATTTAAACGACCAACTAATCTGTTAAACAGCATAGCTTTTTTAAAGTTTGGATCTTTATCTGAAACAGGCTCGTAACCTTCAGGTAATTCAAAACGACCGCGCATAATAATTATAGCTTCTTTTGTTTCTTTAGCTTGCAATGAAGTTGCTAGATCAGCATATTTTACCCGGTCTGCATTGCTTAATTGATCTCTAACAGAAGCAACGTTCTCAATAGTAAGCATTGCTCCCAAATCAATAAGGTAATTTTCAGCTTCAGGGTCACTTTCAGTGCGGCGCATACCAGCAGATATAAATTCTTTTTCTAGCTCATTAGCTTTTTCATCATTGGTTCGTCTAAGCAATCCTAGAGCCGTTTTGAATTCTTCTGTATCACCAACGATCATCGCTCTGTTAATACGGCTTATAAAGACTTCTTCATTATTTTCAGTGTTTTTGTTGTTGTTTTCTTCTAAAGCGTTTTCAAAATTTATTTGCTCTGAAAGTCCTGAACGTAACATTCTGGCTATATCGTTTAATGACCTGTCACCGTTTTGCAGTATTTTTATTGGAACCGCTATATTATCTGGCAAGTCTTTTATATTGCTTGCTTGTATTCTTCTTATAATTTTATGGGCGTCTGCGCTTTTTAAAACAGTATCTGACAGACTTGCGCTAGCAGTTGCTAACACTTGCTTGTCAAAACCACTACTCCAAGTATTCATATCACTATCAGAAAAATCTAAATTTTTCATTTCATTAAGTTTATTGAATTTAAAAAGGGCAATATCATTAGGTTGAACTGGTCTTGTTACCTCGTTGCCGTTTTGATCTTTTTCTACAATTCCCGTTCTAAAAAGATTGGGGAAGTTATCAAACTCAAGGTTACTATTTGCAATCCAAGCCGCTTTAGATTTTTCTTTTTGATTTGTTATATATGCGCTGTGATAGTTTGCATATTTTGTTTGTGCATTTAGAGCCAACTTAGCCCTCATGCTTCTAGCCATAGAAGGAACAGTTTCATCAAAAGTTGATGAGTACCCTAGAATAATAGCATCTAGTTTATCTTGTAGGCCAGCCGGGTTAGCTTCTCTAGTTTCAAAGTCTAATATAGCAGCGTTCATTTCTTTGTGTGCCGCTAACTCTAACTCAGAAGACACAACCGTTGCAGCCGCTTGACGAGCCGCACGACCAAACAAGGTATTTTTATTACCGGGCAGTTCTAACTCTTCACCCGTCTGTCTGGCCGCTAGGATTTGTTCCATTGAAGGGGCGTTAGCCGCGCCGTATTCTTCACCCTCTAGCTTTGCTTTTATTTGGTTTTGTTCTGCAAAAAATGCAGTCATGCGATTTAAAGACTGTTGAATCTGACCTAAACCGCGCTCTGTCGCTTCAGCCTCAAAAGCTCTAGCTTCAGGTATTTGCAGTGCTACCCGCCGACCTTGATATCTTACGCTCTCAACCATTACGCTGTCGCCGTTGGATTACTAAAAGAAAAAGGATCTCCACCCGTTGCCATAACCTGACCTGTTGTCGTAGCAACATTAGCAGCCGCCGCAACGCTTGCGTATTTAACACCCGCCTTACCCGCTAGCCGGGCTTGTTGTGCGTTAGACTCGCCACGAAGAACTGCCATCTCTGCATTGAGGTTAAGCTTACGCAAGTCCATCCCGGCAACCTTCATAGAGTTCATATTGATTAGGTCTTTAGTTTCCATCGCACCGTAAGGATCTAGCCCACCAGCCGCCGCATTTGCTACGGAGCTACTCATAGCAACAAGCAATTCTTTCATGCGCTCGTTGCCTTCTACTTTGTAATTCACCGCATCTGTTCGCGCTTGGATAACCTCGTTACGAGCTTTCATTTCATATTGAACAGCCTGTGCTTGTGCTTGTCTTATTTGTGCAAGGCCGCTTAATATTGAACCCGCTATTTGTAATGCTCCACTCATGCTCCGCTACTCACTTTATAATCTAATGCTAAAACTGTCATAAATAATGGTTTGTCTTGGCTGATAGTAACCTGACCTTCTAAAGAGAAACCCGGCAAACCATCAACCGTTTTAATACCAGTGAAAGCCGTAACGCCACCCGCACCCGATAAGGTGGTTTGTGTTGGCACCTCTTTACCCTCAACGGTTACATTCTGCGTAAGAAACAAAACCGGGGAAGCCTCTATGATACGTCGCTTAGTTGACTGCATTGAACCCGTGGACAAACGTAACTCGACGGGCTGTGTCGTTACTTCAACACTAAAATCAAGACCTACCTCTACATAACTTGACGCCGTGCCATTTAACGTAACATTGCCAGAGCTTACCGTTCTGTCAGAATCTACAATGTCATCCCTTACTATTTTAACCGTTTTGCCCTCTAGGTGTGACAGGCTTCCGGCTGTGGTGCTTCCCGGCAACGATTGGTCCGGGCTTACTGAACCAGAAAAATATTGAAGTGCGCTATCTGTTGTGCGGTCATCGTCAAACACTTCAAGGTAATATTTAGCAGAACCGCCAATAGTTCTTTTGACTACAGTGTAAATTGTATCAAGATCCACACCTATATCTACAAAGTCACCGTCTGTAGTCCATACAGCCGGGGCCACGATCTGTTGTGGTCTGTTAAGCATATAAGCCGCTATAGTGCCTGTCAGCCCCACAGAGGACGCTCTATAGCCTGTTGGGTCTGTTCCGTTAACAATCATCAACAAGTCACCCTCAGTCGTATCTGTGGCACTTCTAAGAGCCATACGTTGAGGATCAAGCAGCAAGTGTGAGTTTAGCAACGACACATTGTTAGCCACATAGCTAAGTTCTACATCACTAAACAACATTTCGCGTAAGGCTTTACCCTGACGCTGAATAAACAACGTGCCACCTTCAGCAGCTTGGGGCCGAATACCTAGCTTAGAACCACGCCGGGTTGCAGACTTAACAGTTATGTTTGCCGGGGTAATAGGAGATAGGTCAGCTTGCGGAATAAAAAACTCTGCGCCTGAAGTAAATATTTGTAAGTCACGCCCAGAGCGTAGAGCCGTTATCGCATTTACACTATCCGTTGAAAGCGTAACCTTTATAGCATCATCGTCTAAACCTTCCGTCGGTGCAAAATTAAAAAAGTCTCCAACCCTAGAGCCAAACAATGTTGCGGGTTCAGACGCAGAACCACCAAAATACAAGCGACCCTCATGAAAGCTGCACGTTCGGGGCCACCCTCGGTTATTACTCCAAGCGTCCTCATATCCACTTTCAAGTTTATATTGGTTTTGGTTTATAGTTTCTGTATTGTGAAACGGTATCTCAACTATAGCGTTTGCTACAGTTGTAGAACGGTTACTAACTATTTTTGCTCGACCAAAATCATTACCATCTACAATAAATTGATCAATAAAAGAGTTATTAAAAATAGCGTTATTACTCGTTAAAGTAATTGCACCTGTCACCGCTGAAGGTGTTATGTTACCCGCTGGGTTTGAGTTTGATAAAGTAAAAGCAGACTTCGGCGCTCTAAAGTTATCATTGCCTAGAGTAAGCGTTGAAACAGTCCACGTCGTATTGTTAGCGCCACGCACAATTTTAAATGGAGCAAACGCTTCATTTACAACAATCAAGGTATCAGCCGATTGCGTAAAATAAATTTTATCCATATCAATCGCGGTTTCGATGTATAGTGTGCCAACGTTAAAATCGACGTAACTATTTCCCGACCCGTTGATATTGGTAAGCAAAACCTGATTAGCATAGAAACGAAAACGTATAGTTGTGTTAGCAAATCTAGTTGCTACGATCATAAAGTTCTGCGTTGTGCTAAACTCAAAGGGTATAAGCAATACGCCATTGGCTGCATTGTCAGCGGTCAAATCTTGTAAAAACCTAAGACCCGGGCGGCGACTAAAACCACCTTGAGGTTCAAACAGAACGTTATCGGCTGTGGCTACAGTGTTGTAGTATTGCTGCAAATCAGTACGACCACGGAGTAGGGGGTCCATCTCCCCACCCGTAAAGCTAGCCTGATATGCTTGAAATTTGCTCATCTAATCTCCGTGAGCATATAGTCACTAATAACTCCCGGCGTTTGACCCGCACTATCAATACTTACTGCCTGTCTAAAATAACCACCGCGCATACCTTCGCCCGGTGTGCCGAGCGCAATACTACGCCACAACTCTAACTTAGTTGTTTGGTCGGTCATTGTTTCAGCTAAATGCCATGCTAACTGATACGCTAAGAGTGTTACAAAGTAAGTCGGCAACGCACCTTCGTTAACATCTTTTTGATAGTCTATTGTAATGGTTTCTTCATCAGAAAACAAAACAGTGCCGCCCACGGATGACTGACCTATTTCCCAGTTTTTTATAATAGGTGATCCCGCTGTAGTGCTGGCTCTAACCGCCCGGGGTACACCCGATAGCATATCATTAGGTAAGGCAAACTGATATGTCCACTCGCTCACAGGCGAAGTTGTTTCTCGTGCCAGTGTTGCCTTACCAAGGGAGAACGTCCAACTGTACATAGCAAGTGTTGATGCTTTCACTTCCTTATACAAAATATTACAAGCGTCAGCAGCAGCCGACGCATCTGAAAAACTTGTGATTTTACTTGCCCCGAGGAACACAAGGGCTTTGTTACATATACTTACGTCTGTGTCGCCAGCCGCCATATCTTACCTCCGCAAAGGGAAGGGGGCGCAACCGCCCCCATCAATATTAGTCGCTGTCAGTTACCACAGCGATTACTGTGCCGTCTGACATATCAACAACGCCAGAAGCGTTACTGACTACAACGTGCATAGTA